TTGAAAAGGGATCGCTCGACAGCGGTGCGGTTGGCGCCAGTGGGCTGGTTAATCGTGCGCTGCATGCCGTTGGATGTTTCGTTGAATAGGGAGAAGGACCCGGTCGTGGTGACTTCATCAACAAAGGCCTTCGAAGTAAAGCAAATACGCCGCCATTGCCAAGGCAGACCGTCGCTAATTTGGATCTCGATCTTCTCGCTTAGACCTTTCATGTAGCATGACGTGGCAGTGCGGGTCGCGATGTAACCGGGCGCAGAAGGAACAGAGTTCGGCGTCATGTCACGCGCAGTTGCACACCAAATAATCATTGGGGCCAAGCTCACACCGCCGGTGATCACCGCTGGGGATGTTGTGTAGATAGTGCTGCCTGACTGGCTAGACGCCGTCATGTTGGTCCACGGCAACATTGTGTCGCGTTTCTTTTTGCTGGTTGTGTTGAGGATCGACCGCTTTGTCATGGTCTTCCTCCGATAGGTTCGCTTCCTGGTGGATCTTACGTAACTCCGTTTTTTTCGTCCAGTAGACTTTCGTTTTACGTAACGCTTGGAGCTCCTGCGTGATGCCATAGTTGCGGTGACAAATAAAACAATAGTGGGGGGCCTCACAGGGGTCGGTGGCCACGCAAGAGCGCGCGGGGTGACAAACGTGCGGTGTGTCGAGATCGCAAAACATTGCCCACTTCAGGTGGGGAGGCCGCCTATTTATAGGGGTCCTGTGTCCTGTGTCCTGTGTCCTGTCCATATAACATTAATTTGGACAGGACTCTGGGACACATGCCCGATTTCCATTGCAATGCTAAATACTTTCTCATCACTTACAGTCAGTCCGCGGGGCTTGATGAGTGGGCCGTTAACGACCATTTCTCGTCACTTGGTGCAGAATGCATCATTGCCCGAGAGGATCATGCTGATCGAGGTACTCATCTCCACGCTTTCGTTGCTTTCGAGCGAAAATTTCGATCCCGACGACCCGATATCTTTGATGTTGGAGGCTTCCATCCGAACATTGCGCCATCTCGAGGCAACCCGGCAGGCGGCTACGACTATGCAACAAAACATGGAGACGTCGTTGCGGGAGGGCTCGAGCGTCCTGGCGGAGGTGGAGTTTCAAAGACTTCAACTCCGTGGCATTGGATTATCGCAGCTTCAAGTGGTGGAGAACTTCGGGACCTTGTTCGAGAGCTGGCTCCAAAGGAGGCTATCCTCCGATGGAGAGAGATCGAGGGATACATTGGGAACGAATTTGCCGAAGAAAGGCCGGCCTACGTTCATCCAATCGGGTTCGAATTTGAGCTGGGAATGGTACCTGAGTTGGTTGAGTGGAGAAGAAACACTCTTGACGCTGATCGAGTAGAGGGTGAGTCTTGTCCGTCGCATGAGCATCGTGCACGGCCCATCCCTCCGGGACGGGGTCCCAAGGGCCCGTGCAAGCGATGGCTATGCTCGAGGACGCCCAGAATTACATCAGAATTTGGGCTTGGCTGACATATGCTTAGGAGTCAGATATAAGAGTCTAGTCATTTTCGGGCCTAGTCAGACCGGAAAGTCTACTTGGGCTAGATCTCTAGGCAACCACTTCTTCGCTCGCGGCAAGTTCAATGGCCGAGAGTTCGTGAAAGTGGAGCAGAGTGTCGACTATTACGTACTAGACGACATGGAAGGGGGGCTTAGATTTTTTCCCGGTTGGAAACATTTCTTGGGGATGCAAACATGGTTTAACGTAAGGCAGTTTCACCGGGATCCCCCCATGGTGAAGGGCGGTAAGCCTTGCATATGGCTGTGCAACCTCGACCCGAGGGACGAGATGTATGCAAACTTACGTCACAATGAATCACGGGTGCAGGTGGACAATGATGTGGCTTGGTTGGAGGCAAACTGTATTTTTGTTGAGGTGCACGAGCCTATTTTTCGTGCCAATATAGCGTAGTGTTAGGGCTAAACAACAACTGATTCGACGTCGTCGACCCCACTCTGGGTCTAAAAATGTCTACAACATAGTAATCGCCCATTCCAGCCTTAGACCCCACCGAATAATAGGCGGATTCCTCCGTATCGCCTCTTTCTTCGTCGTTGTACACAAGGGTCTTATTCATCGGGTGATACCGGTTGTATTTGCGAATGCTGCCGGACTCGTTGCCTGCTGCAATAGTGATAGTTTTGTCGTACATCACCGTAAATCGAGCGCGGTCCAGTGGAGCAATCATCTGATCGTTCCAATCAACGTTAACCTCACCCTTGAAAAGGGATCGCTCGACAGCGGTGCGGTTGGCGCCAGTGGGCTGGTTAATCGTGCGCTGCATGCCGTTGGATGTTTCGTTGAATAGGGAGAAGGACCCGGTCGTGGTGACTTCATCAA